GCTTAATGCGCCAAAGTCGATTGTGTTAGTACCTGTACCTGCTAATGAACGAAGTGAACCAATGATTTCTTGGTCGATTTCAACAACAATCTCTTGTGCAAGAGCTTGCATGATTTCTGCTTCGACATCAACGCCGTGCATTGCTTCTGCATCCTGAGCTGCCTCGAAAGTCCAGCGAGCTGATAGACGTCTTGTCTTCGCTTCTACTGTTTCTTTCAAGATTTGGATGCTCATCTTGTTACCAGCTGTACCTTCAGCCGCCGCTGTGGCGTCTGGAGAACCTGAATAACTTTGTGCGAGCTTGAATGGGCTTAATGCCTCATCGCCAGCTGTAGCACCACCCGCTGTTTGGGCATAACGCACACGCAATGTGTGAATCTGACCAACTGGGCCTGTCATAGGCTGAACGCCTACTAATTCGTTTGCGATCACTGAAGGCATAACCCTTCTGATCAAAGGTAACATTACCTTGTTTAAAGTTGCTACGGATCCTGCACCTGTTGCACCTGCGGTTGCGGCCTCTGACAATTGACGCTTTGCGTTTTCGAGTACCACATCCATTGTCTTTTGACGTTGACCTGAAAGGCCTTCCATCAATGCATCTTTGGTTGCGGACCAGTTGCTCTCAAATAAATTTGCCATTTCTTAACTCCTATTATTTTGAAAGTCCGGCTAGTTTACGGATTGTGTCAAGTTCAACAACACCTTCCGTTTTGTCATCAGCTTCCGCTTTCGCAGTCGCCTTCTTATCACCAGTGTGTTCTTTTGTAACTGACTCTGTGATAGTCTTCTTCACTCTTGGTGTTTCGCCATCTAATACTGATGGAAGATATCTATCGAATTGCTTCTGTAGATTCTCTGTCTTAACACTTTCAAGTAAATCTGACATAATTTCTTTCTTCTCTTTGCCTAATGGTGCCATTAATTCGTTAAGTTTCTCATTACGAGCATAACGATCTTCGGCAACTCTTAACTTAGATTCAGTTAATTTAACTGCTTCTTCCTTCTCGGCAATTGCTTGCTTTGATTCGTTAAGTGCTTTTTCCACTTCAGCTAATTGCTTCTGAACTTTTTTGATTTCTTTTGCTTCATTGAGATAACTGCTGTTATACTCATTTGCAAAGGCTTCAAAAATTCTACGTCCAAAATCATTTTCGCGAGCCGCTGTGATGTCATTACGGAAAGATTTGACTTCTTCGCTAATGACTTTGTTGATAACGCCTTCTACTTTTGTAGCGGCCTTACTAATAAAGTCTTTCTTAGCTTCAGCAAGTTGCTGTTTGCCTTCTCTTACCATTTTGACTTTCTGCTCAACTAATGCCTTCTTGTCTTCGTGGAACTCTTTTAGCTCTTCTGCTAATTGCTCGCTAACAAACTCGTCGAGTTTGGTCACGTGCTCTGCTACACGACTACGATCAGCTCTTAATTCCTTGACTTCTTTTGCAACCGCTTGTGTTACAAATTGATCAAGTAGTTTAGCATGTTCACTGACAGCCTTGCGATACTTAACCTGTTGCTCTGCTAACGCTTTTCTGTCTTCTGCAAGTTCTGCAATTTCTGCTTCAACTCGTGTAGAGATAAAATTATCCATTGCTTCAACGATCAAGCCCTTATCGTGCTCATAACGCTGTGCAAATTCTTCACGTAATTCAGCAGTAAGTGATTCTCTTGCTTCTGACAGTTTGCTTTCCCAGGCTTCTTGAATAGAACCGCGCACTTCTTCCGAAAGCTCTGTTCCTTCAAGTAGTTCGTTAAAATTCACTGCCATAGTAGTCTCCTACTTACTTGTTTAATTCATTGATGAACTTAGTGATTTGATTCATCAAATGTCTTTCTGCACTTTTATCGTGTGTAACGGCTGAAGCAGTATTAAAAATTACTTCGCCGCCTCTCATGTTAAATAAACTTTCATAGATAGTTTTTGGATAAGCGTCTGGTGCACTGGGCTGGGCCACAATGTCAACAGTAACGATATCAAAATCGCTTACACGACCTGATTCATTAACGTTACCACTTCCTCTACTACTAACGCCCAGTTTTGCTCCAGCTTTTAACAAACTGCGAGCAATATTACCCATTGGCGTATCTATGATTTTTAACTTGCCCATGCCGTCAGCATTATCACAATGCATATCTGTGATAATGTGGCTAACACGGTCTAAGTTTATCTGTAGCTCTTCTGGATGGTCTAATTCTCCCAACACAGTTTCGCCTTTTGAAAGTCTTTGACGTACACTTTCAACAGCACGACGAATCTCATCTTTAGGATAAACCCTGCCGTTTTGATTTTTTACTTCGCCTTGGATGAAAAGACCGGCCATAACCAAGTCTTTTCCGTCCTCAGACTCTAATAGGCGCAAACCAGCTTGGTCTGCTCCCATGTATTCGTAAAGTTTTCGTGCCATATTCTGTATACTCCTACAGTTAATTAAGCCTTCTTAGGCTCTACTTTAATATTGTCTGTAGGTGTGTGATCTTTTGCGCTATCGCCTTTGTTACCTTCGCCACCGTCTTTGGCTTTTACAGGTGAACCTGCGCCTTGGACTGATGTCTTCTTAGGTGCTTTAGTAAATGGTGATTCGCCTTCTGCATCGCCTGCGCCGCCTTTTGGCTCAGCAACAGCGTCTGACAACTTAGTTGCTTCTTCAACAACTTCGTCTTCCTCAACTGCTTCGTCGATGTCATATTCTACAGATTCCATTTCGTCTTCCATGTCCATGTCATCCATGTCCATTGGCTCTTCCATATCGTCTGCTGGCTCTTCGTCATCACCTGCTAATAACTTTTCGAATTCTGCACGGAGATCTTCTAGTTCAGCTTCTAAGTCGTCAACTTTGTCTTCTAAGTCGCCTTCTTCAGCTTCGCCTTCGTCTTCCATGTCGTC